TTGGCAACCCCCTTCTGGAGTACATCAACTTCCCTATCATACAACACAGATGGTGCGGTTGTTGGTTCAAAGATTTCTCCATGAATGATAGATGGTCTCAAATCAGACTTCATTGGTGCATTTGGTGGACGACTACACAAACCAGCAAACCCAAGCTTAGAAACACCAAGAGGATGTTCAAACTGGTATGAACCAGTAGCGAGCTGCATGTGGGGTAAGCCATCGATGTCGTGGACATGCACCTCTCTGAATTGTGTGAAGGCTCGCAACAGGTCATCTTGCGTGATGTTCATCGCGTAAGTTCTCACTCCGGATTCAAGAGCAAATGAATGGATGCCCACGATCTTACGAAGGATCTTGTTGTTCTGGAGAATTACTGGTGAACCACAATCTCCTGCTTTTGTTGGAAGATTGGAACACAATGTGTGTCGGTATGTCTTAACCACACCATCGAAGGTTACAGAAGCATCTTCTGCGACAATCTCAGAAGTGGCCAAAACATGCCTCACGAGAGATCCACTCTCTTTGCGCACAGTTGGTAAAACTGCCGCAGCACGTGTGTAATTCATTTCTTCAGAAGTTTGGAAGTGCTTCACAAGATCGGTGTGACAGTTAACTGATCGAGGCATCTGGATAAGGATTGCATCCTTTTCGTCACCATTGGAAAACGCCAAACGAGAGATCTTCACTGCCTCAAAGGGCACGGTAAACGTCTTGTCAAGGCAATTCTGCAGCAACAAGCTTGTACCTGGTTTGAATTTAGTCAACAAGTGAGCAGCTGTCAAAAAGATGTTGTCTCTCACGAACAGTCCATTCAGTTTTGGACCAACACCTTCATTCAACACAACCGTGGCGCTATACAGGTTACCCCATATACGGTTGCCGACAAGGTCTTCTGCCGTCTTGTCTTGCCACATCTCCATCTTACCCTTCGGTTGGAATTGGGTAAGAGAATCACCTGAAACTTGTGCTTCTCGGATCATCTGTGGTGATTTGCTTGTCACGGCATCGCTTGACACTTTGGCTTCGGGTAGTACACGTGGTGCAACTACCGTCCTTGCGTCATTTGACCCACTCGCCTCTCTGACAACGCTGGGCGCTTTAACGGTCTTCGCATCTGCGGAGACATGTGTCTCAACGCGTGCGTTGGCAGCCACCTTAGTAACGACGTCACTCGAGCAAG